TAGAAGCCTGTATACAGATGAAAGTTTCATCTCCAAATGTTACAATGTCATCAACTACATAAGCTGTTGAGCCGCTGTAAGCACCTTGAAATACTGGCTTAATTCTTCCTAAATTTAATGTTGCCATAATTGCCTTATTTTCTCCTTATTATTGTTATATTGTAACATTCAGATTGCCACTGGCATCTACTGAAAATGTTAGTCCTCGTTTTGATACAAAACTTTCAGCATATATATCTGATTGTTGTGTATTGTTATTTGCTACTGATAAATTATCTGAACCATTAGAATAATCTAATTGTAATGTACCATTAGCTAATTTTTTAAATCCATAAAAGTCTACTGTCCCTAAACTTGCTTGTGCCGCCGCAGAAATATCAGCTAACTCTACTGCACCATCTTGAATTTGTGCTGTTGTTGTTATTACTGCACTAGGAAATTGTCCGATATATGCCATTATGTACTAATTGCATCAACCGCAGACACCCAGACATCACATGAACTTGCTGTGTCAGAGACTACTTTGATTACATCTCCTGATTGTACGACAATTTTAGCACCACCATCAATAAGTTGTAGCTGTGAACCTACAGGTATAGGAGCAGATTTAACTAAATGTATGTCATTAGTACCATCATTAATATAACAATCTACATTAATAGATGAACCTGATACGTTTGTTAAAGCTATTCCAACTATAGTATCAAAGCTATCTGCTGTATATACACTTACTGGTGAAGTACCTACATTGTTGCTTGTATTTCTTCTAAAGTTTTGAGCCATTTTTTTCCTTTTATTATAAAGCTATAGCCATAGCTATAACCAATCCTGTTGTTACTGTTGCACTAGATGCACTGTTAGCCGCTTGGGTAGCTGAGTTTGCCGCCGCCGTAGCTTGGCTAGACGCTGTAGTAGCATGTCCTGAAGCAGTGTTAGCGTGTCCTAAAGCTGTAGAAACATGTCCTGCCGCCGTAGAAGCACTCGCCGCCGCCGCATTTGCTTGTGCTGTAGCGTTAGAAACTGCTGTAGTGTTTGTTGTTAAAATACTGTCTGTGTATGCTTTTGTAGCCACGTCTTGTGCAGACGTAGGGTCAGTAACATTTCTAATCTGTTTACTGGTAGCATCATATTGAAAATCTGTATTAGATATTTTAATTACGTCATCAGCACTATCAATCGCTTCTTGCGACATCATAAATGCTTGTGTACTATCTGTATCTAAATCAGTCTCAGTAAGCACTGAACCTGAAGCATAGTCAGTTAGTCTTGACGTTTGTGACGTTTTACGTCTAATCTCAACAGCCGCAAGGTTAGCAGGTGGACTAGCAAAAGTCAGAGTCGTTCCTGCCGCATTTAGAGAAAACGTAGTGTTTACTCCTGCGACTGTGGCTGATAAATCTGCTGTACTTCTATAACTGAACGGTATAGAATACGTACTTGTACTGCCGTTTCCAGTATATCTTACAAAACTATTAGCCATTAAATTCCTTAATTTTAATTATTTTATCTAAAAGGGGTACTTTATAGCCCTAATAATACATTTAGAGCACTATTAGCTTTTTCTACTTCATCTTTCTTAAAGTTTCCTCTCTTAACACGCTCTTTTACTATTTGTGGAAACTCTTTTAATATCATAGATTTAGCTACATTTTCTGCCGCATTTACATAATTTAGTATTAGATTTTGTCTCATATCTTCACCTAATACTTTATTATCAGGAAGACGGTATAATTGACTTTTTTTGTCCATTACTAATTTTTCTACTATTTCTTTTAATGTATACTCTTTACCATCTTCGTATCTAATTTTAACTATTTTAATAATTTCACCTTTATCGTTTTTAACACCGCCAATAAGCTCTCTCATTCTATCGTAAGCTGTTTGACCAGTTTCTTTATTTTTAATATCTCTTAAATCTATACCTGATTTTCTATCTATCTTGTCAGGTGGTCTATAATCA